TGAAAATCACGCACAAGAAGTTCCGTGCGCTCACCGCGCTCACCATCGGCATGGACCCTGCCTACAAGCAGACCAGCGTCAATGCCCGCGAGCTCTACGACGAGACTCCCGCCGGCAAGAAGGCCAAAGCTGATGCCGAGGCACAACGCCAGCGCGAAGAGCAGGAGAAGGAAGAAGCACTGAAGCGCGAGATGAACCGCCGACTGGAGCACCTTCAGCGACTCGCAGACTTCGACAAGCAATTAGAAACAACAACATATTAACCCATTTTTAACCGATTAAAGTATGGAAAAAAAGACTTTTTCTCAGCTCCGTGAGCAGCGTCTTGCCGCTAACGAGAAGCTCGGCGACATCTACGTGAAGGCCGCCAATCGTGAACTGAACGACGAGGAGAAGATGCAAGTCATTAACCTCACACGCGAAATCGAGATGTGTGAGCGCGAAATGAAGGGCATCAACCTCGATGTGACTAACCAGCAGGCCAACGCCAGCCGCGAGAAGGCAAACATTGCCAAGTCGTTCCGCGAGTTGCTGTCTGAGGCTGCCAAGACAGGACAGAAGCGTGAAATCCTGTTGTTCCCCACCGATAGCAACATCAAGGGCAACGTCACCGCTTCTGGTGCTATCGAGCTGACCATCCACGAGATGATTCCTACCCTGCACGAAGGTCTCGGACTGCCCCAGGGCCTTGGCATCGTCACTGGCGTAGAGGGCAACGAACTGTGGCCCGTCAGCATCAACGACGTCGAGATGGAGGAGCCCGGTGAGGTAGAGGCTCTGAACGACCAGATTCTCGAGTTCGAGAAGATTACTCCTACTCAGAACCGTGTCGGTCTGAAGGTGCCCGTCAGCAACATGGCCATCGACAATGCTGCCTTCGACCTCATGGCATTCGTGCAGACCAAGTTCGAGATTTCCCTTCGTGAGTATCTCGCCAAAAAGATCTACTCTCAGGCTAACTGGCTGAAGAATCATGGTCCATTTGCTGGCATGGCTCCGAAGAACATCGAGCTGGGTGCCAACGCCTATGAGAACATTCTCACCGCTGTGGCTGAGTTCTCTGATAAGGGCTTCTACGAGGGCAACGTCTGCATCTCTATGGACCGCGTGACCGAGGCTAAGCTGAAGGCCACTCCTAAGATTGCCGGTGCCGCTGGTGGATTCGTCATCGAGAACGGCCTCTGCGCAGGCTATCCTTACACCGTCAGCCACTTCGTGAACCGCACTCTCAACAGCGCAGGCAAGTTGGTTCCAACCGCCGACCGCTTCATCGAGATTGGCTACTGGGAGTTCTTCGCCCTCCAGCAGCATGGCCAGGTTCGCATGGTGATTGACCCAATCACCCTCGCCGACAGGAACGTGACACGTGTCATCCTGAACACCGCTTGGTCTATGACTGACCTGTCAGTTTACATCAACGGTGCCAACAACGAGTCTCAGGCATTCGGCCTCTACAAGATTGTGGAGGATGAGCCTACGACCGCCTAACCCTCTCACAGTGAATCAAGGTTCATAGTTACTTGAAGTCGGCTGGCGGGAGCCTCCGATGCGCAGCAAAGGTTGTGCGCCCGCCAGCTAAATTATTAACCAGTCACACCGAAACAACAATGAGTCTCATTACCGATGCTATCTTTGTCAAGGCCCTGCGCTCGAACGCAGCCCTCATCGCACAGCTCCCCGCTGGTGATGTCTATAACACCGCCATCGCACTGCCCGACGAGGATGCCGACAACGCACCTCTGCCCTACGTCATCGTATCCTTCGACGGACTGAACAATCAGGACACCACCAAGGACAACGATTACGACGGACTGACTGACACCGTAACCATCGGCATCGAGATTGCTGCCGAGACGCGCCCGAAGTTGGGCGAGTTGGCCGTCATGATTCGCAAGACCATTGCCGACCGCTTCCAGCAGATAGCACAAGACCCGCAGGACGAGGACTACGCGCTACTGCCCAACGCCTACACCATGCAGGCACAACCCGTGCAGTACGACTCGCTGAAGCCCTGCTACTGGCAGCAGCTCACGTTCCAGTGTGACACCAACCCCGACTAATTCACTATGGCAAAAGAGAAGGAACAAGAGCAGCAGACTGCCACAGGCAATGCCGCACCCGAATCGCCCGTCATCCTCCGCGCCAAGAGCCGTGAGGAACTTGACCAGCAGTTCCAAGACATGAAGGTCAAGCACGACGGCCACACTCTCACCGCCGGAGCCGTAGCCCGCTCAAAGGACGACGGCACCTATATTCTCCGCGTTGACATCATCTAACACCAAAGAATATGACAACACTAAAAGGTCAAAACATACGTGTCCTGCTTCAGGACGGCACGAAGTATAAGGTGGTAGGCAAGAGCACCAACTGCACCGTGACGCTCACCGGCAACTCTGACGACGCATCGACCAAGGACGACGTGGGCATGGCTTCCAAGCCCGAAATCACCTCGAAGTCGTGGTCGGTACAGGTGGAGTCGCTCGACGTGACCGACACCGCCGCCGTGCTCAACGCCATCAAGAACCTCACGCCCTTCACGCTCATCTGGGACGAGACGGCCACAGCCGACAACCAGACGGCACAGGCCGCAGGCTACAGCCGCAAGGGTCAGGCGTACATGAACGACGTGACATTCAACTGGAACGACCGCGAGAACTCCACCAAGCAGTTGCAGTTCACAGGCACCGGCGCACTGGAGAAAGTCAGCACCGCACCCACGATGCAGATTGTCACCGTCGATGGAGCCTACACCAAGGGTCAGTTCGTGCGCCTCTACCTGGGCAGCGACAACAGCGCAGTGCCCGCAAAGATTGTGGCAGGTGCCAAATCGCTCTCGCTGCATGTCAGCATGAGCCTCGAAGACGCTACCACAAAGGACACCACAGGCGACTGGCAGGTGCAGGAGCCCACAGCCCTGTCGTTCGACATCTCATCGAATGCACTCGTGCGCAGTGGCGACACCATCACCTCGACCGTGCAGGGTCAGGACCTCGCCTCTATCGAGGACATCTACGAGGCAGGCACGCCCGTTCGCTTCCAGATTGCGAACACCAGCGGCGCAAACAACCGCACGAAGGGAGCCATCATCTGCTCCGGTTCGGTGGTCATCACTCAGCTCACGCTGAATGCCCCCAACCGTCAGAATGCCACCTACGACACCCAGCTCACCGGTTACGGCATCTACACCGTTGCCGCATAAATCTCTCACCAGCGGAGGGCGGCAACCACCGCCCCCGCTTTTTTTAATCCCAAAACATCAAGCAACTATGATCCACGAAGAAATTACACTTGCAGGTAAGTCCGTAACCCTGGGCTACTGCTACGCCACCGAAATCGTTTACAACGACCTGTCAGGCGAAGAAATCGCCGCCATCCTACAGGAGACCTTTGCAGCCGTCAACGCCAAGCCACCACGTATGCCTGACACCAAACGCAGCATCTACCTCGTGCTGGCCGCTGTCATGGCTTACTATCAGAGCATAAATGAAGACGCGCCCATCAAAGACACCGACCTGATGAACGAGACCTCGCCCGTAGAACTCGGCAAAGCCCTCGGCACCATCATCAACCTTTGGGCGAAGTTCTACAACATCCCCAAGGGCGAACCCAAGGAGAAACCGGCGAAAGGAAAGGGCAAGGCAAAAAACTAAGTACCGCCCGCGACATCTATCAGTTGCTCGTGGGCGAGATAGGCATCCCCCGCCGTGAGTTCCTCTATGACATCAGATTCTGGGAAGTTCGCCGCATCATCCGTGGCTATCGCCGCCGCGACCTGCTGAAACTTCAGTTGATTGCCGAATGCGTATATGCTGCCACCTTCGCCATGCGCGATCCCAATGGTAAGACCGTGGCCGACATGTTCCCCATGCTCTTCGAGGATGACGGCGACGAAGAACCGCCCATCACTGCTGAAGACGTGGCTGAACTTCAGGCCGAGATGGACGCCATCAACAGCCAGACATACAAAAAAGAGACGGAATAATTTTAAAGTTCCGCCTCTTTTGTTTATCTTTGCAACGTGGAACTAAAAACATCAAGAAAACTATGAAGAAAATATTATTATTCGTCATCTCAGCATTCACGATGCTAAGCTGCAACCATACAAAAACGCCAAATGCAATCGATTCAGACAAGCAGGCAACCCGTGAAAGTGCTTTCGAGATACTAAAGCACATGCCGGGCTGGTCAATAGCCGATTCATCATGGTGGAGCCATAGAGAACGATATAGGAACGTTTCACTTGAAAGGATTCATCTGCATCTTATTGCTGTAAAAGGCAAAGATACGCTATATGTAGAGACGGGCGAGATGTATGGTAATGAATATATGAGCGGCCTCGTGAGATACCCATCTACATTTAATACCCCTATAAATGAAAAGAAGCACAAGAACAACATCATGAGGCAGACATTCGAAATGGATTCGTGTTTCAGGCTGGAGGCATACCCAGACAGCAGCATGGCTGCTGTATTTGAGTGCAAGCGTTAATCGCAAAGTAACCCCCACACCGCTTTAATCCCGCTTAGTGAGAATGCCCACTAAGCGGGATTTTCTTTGCAACTATGGCATTAGTAATCGACGACACCATAATCAGCAACCAGGAGCAGAACTTGCGGGCTGCTATGAGCACCGACCCGAAGATGCGGAAGGTGATACAGCAGCATATCCGTGAAGCATTGTTCGAAGCTCGCCGCGACGTGATGGCCAGTTCGCCGCTGGAGAGTGACCCGCGAGGAGCCATCAAGTCCATCCGTACCTCTGTCTATGAGAAAGTGCTGGGCGGTAATATCAACATTCTGAACGGCACGAAGGCGCACGGCTCCAACAGTTACGAGCCACCGCGAAAATTATCCCCAGGTCAGCGTGGCGGCAACCGACGTTCGCGCTCGGAGCGTACCAAGCAAATCATGAGCTATGCACCGCTCGACCGTGGTTTCATCCTGCGCTTCGTCAATAGCGGAACGAAGACCCGCGTCATCGGTTTCCGCAACACCGTCAAGGGCAACCGTTCCCGATATGAAAGCCTCACAACGCGCATATATCGGGGCGACAAATCCCGCACGGGCAACCGTGGTTCGATAGCAGCCCGCAACTGGTTCATGTCGTCGGCAGAGTCGGCAATGGCCAATGCAGCTGCCAACATCGCGGAAATGATAGAAATCGAAGCAGCAGCCATCGCAAGAGGTGAAACATAAAAAATAAAGATATATGGCAGACAGCATACTTAAACTGAAAGTCGAATCGTCAGAGTACGATGCCAAGCTGAAGAAAGCAGCCGAGGGCATCCGACACTTGGCAGACGTCGCCCACAAGGGTGGCGGCGACCTGACAGGACTGGAAAAGGCAGAACTTGACTATATCCGCGCCCTGGGCGACATGGAGACCAAGAGCCGCACAGCCAGCGGACAGGTGCGCGAGTTATCCAATACCTACAAGGAACTGGCCGTCGTCTATAACAATCTGAACGACGTGGAAAAGGCTGACGAGGGCGGAAAGGCTCTCGCCGCCAGTCTCGAAACGCTGAAGCAACGCGCACAGGAGGCAAAGGCACAACTCGACACAGCCACCAACTCACTCAACGACAACGGCGAGGCAGGCAAAGGCACCAGCAGCGTTATGGAGATGCTGAAGGATAAGTTCACCGTCAACATCGACGCCATCAAACTGTTCAATGTCGGAATGCAAGCCGCAGAAGGTGTGCTAAACGTCGCCAAGGACGCATTCTTCAATAATGAGGAGCAGCTCGACGAGTGGGGGCGAGTGGTAGAGTCTTCACACAGCCTATACACTGGATTCCTGAATGCTCTGAACACGGGCGACATCAGCGGCTATCTGAGCAATATCAACCAGATAGTGCAAGCAGCCCGTGATGCTTACGATGCACTCGACAACCTCGGTACTTACAATGCCTTCAACCAGATAAACGTAGAGCGCACCCGCACCAACATGACGGAGAGCATAGCCGACTATCGTGGCGGTAAAGGCTCGAAAGACACCGTGAAGGCAGCTGGCGAGGCATACAAGAAGGAACTTCAAGACCGCAAACGTCTGGAGAACGAAGCCTACCTTGCAGCAGTAAAACGAGTGGCAGCAGAGCGCGGTGTCAGTGCCAAAGACCTGACCGACGCACTCAGTGGCACATACGGACACTACCAAGACCTGAAGAACGTGCAGCCGACGGGCAAGAGAACTGTGACAATCGGCGGTGGCATTTTAGGCGGCAGCAGCTCCTATCAGACGTCGTTTGCACAGACACCACAGGAGAGACTCGGTGAAGCCCTGCGCCACCTGAACGATACCGAACTGCAAAGCCTTCAAGCACTCGGAGCACAAGCACAGCGCACGGGCAATGAGATAGCACAGGTTGACAAGCAACTGACTCGCGTACTCAATGGCCGACAGCCAGGTGCAGCAGGCGGCACCACCACCCGCACGGGAGGCTTCCGCAGCTCGAAGCAGTCAATAGATGACATGCTCCTTTCATCCTTCCTCAAAGCCGACCGAGGCATCAATGCCGACAGCCTGCGTGACACGAGCACAGGCCCTTCAAAACTTTGGGAAATGATGCGCCAAGAGCACTATGCCAATCTGAAGCCCGAGCAGCTAACGAGCCGTGCAGACTTCGAGGAAGGGCAGAACCGAGCGAAAAACAATATAGAAAATCGGGAAAAAAAGAGAGACAGTCCCATTGAGTCAAGCAAGAAGCTCCTTAACGGAATCAGCCAACTCACGGACGGACTGGAGAAGATTGGTATAGACATTCCAGACGAGATACAGTCTGTCATCGGTGTGATTCAGGGAGTGATGCAAGTCATAGAGGCTGTCAACACCATTATCGGCGTGACGCAGACGTCAGCGTTGACTGCTAATACTGCCGCCATCATATCGTTAGAAGCTGCTTTATGGGCCAATACATCGACATCATGGCTTCCATTTGCCAACGGCGGTGTAGTTCATGCCGCTGGCGGTATCGTAGCAGGCAACACCTTCAGCGGTGACCAGATACCCGCCATGCTAAATGCAGGCGAAGTAGTGCTCAACCG